GATAACCAGGTTCCCCTGGTCGGTAGCCCTCGCCTGATTTATCTGACTCATGACGGGCGAACCATGCGTTCATTGTAATCACAGTATCAGGTGATAGCTCATTTCCGCTTAATATTTGTGTTGCTCTTGTTCTAGCAACATCTGTACCACCACCTTCTCCTTCTTTTTTCCATTCTCTATACCTTTCCGCTTCTTTTCTCATACCATCTGTAGGCATCAGATTAATATCAGTACCATTTACATTTGCCATAACTAATCAGCTTTCTTTTTGCGTGTTTTTTTAGCTCTAGTAGGTGGAGGTGTAGGAGGTGATTCCTGTCCTATCTCAACCTCTAAATCTAAATCTTTATCTAATGTAACTCCTAACCCTTCTGCAACATCTTGTTCTCTTGCAATTTCTGACACAATATCGTCATAATCACCACCATTTGTTTGTGCTATCACTTGTGATTTAGTCATATAACCAGCTTGTTCCGCTTCTCTATAAGCTCGAATTTCTTTCAAAGGATCAACATAATGTTGTGCTGGTGGAGTCCATCTTGGTTTGCAATACCTTTTAGAATTTAAAGCATAATCAACAAAATCTAACTCTCCTGTTAAAACTGCAAGATCTAACCATTCTTTGAATATACGATAATGAAAATTATCAATCATATATTTTTGACAGAAGTTCCAATGTTGCCTGTCTTCCAACAAACTCAATCTTGAACTTGAATAGTTGGTTTCTGAAAAGTCCTTACTTATAGTTTCAAAACTACAACCTATACCTGTAGCAAATCTTCTAATTTTGTTTTTTACAAACATCTCATACTGTTGAGATGGGTAATCAATGTCAGGAACATTTACACTTTCATTTGGTTGCAAGTAACGAAACGTACCAGGTTCAAAACTTTGTATTCTTTGTGCATTTGATACCTCGTCACCAATCAATTCACCTTGATCGTTTTGTATGAAGCCCATGATACTTGCACCAGCCCTAGCTCTAATAACAGCAGCTTCTTCATATCCCTGTAATTGGTGCATATCAGCCATAACACTATGAAACCAAGGCACTCCACGATTCTGCCCCGGTCTTTCTGGCATAAACAGATGAATAATCTCAGAAGCATTTACAAAGATATGTAATGACTGTTTATTTGCATAATCCAAGTAATACGCATCTCCCGGATGTTTCTTTAAGATCGCATAACGCACTGGTCTTCCCCACTCATCAACCTCTACTCCATTCCTCCACTCATTACCTTTTGTTAATGTCTTTCCGTCATATTCTTCATCCAACATATCACTCTCAATCATTTGCAACGCAAGAGGAACTTTAGAATCTCCAAACTGTTGTTTCACAATCCTAAAGATTGCTTCACCTGATTCACATAACGCACCAGCAGCTAACCATTCAAACTGGTGAAAGCTATACTTGCCAGCGCAATCACAACTATCAGCTTGTGTCCATTCAGCCCACTTCTCTTCAATAACTGAATTTACACGTTGATCTCTTTTTCCACCTCTTTGTTGCAACACAAGAGATTGAAACTTCATTCCAGTTCCAACTATATTTATTTGTGTTGTACGCTTTGCTTGTCTAGCATAAGGATTATTTCTTACAAGTTCTCTTGATCTATCTCTTAGCTTACGCAAACTATTCCTTATCTCTGCATCGGCACTTAACTGGCTACTCATCCAATCGGAAGTAAGCCTAGAAACCAATGCACCTTGATATGCTCTTTTTAAACTGCCTAAAGCATTAGCATTTCTACCAAAGCCTAAAACTCGTTTTACTGCTGTTGCGATGTTAGATCGTATTCCCATTAGATAGCACCATTAAAACGAACAAATGTAGCTCTTGGATTGCCAAGACCATTTGCAATAAGTTCTGCCTGTTTCTCTCTTATTAATTCTGCTTTTAATTGACTTTTAAGCATTATAAGTTCAGATAACTCATATTTCTTTGCATTTCTTTGACCAATCTTATATTCCTTTATCGCACCTCCGCTAATAATTGTTCTTATTGCAGATTCAATAAAATCTAAATCTTTTTGTAGTTGACTTCTACCATCATAAGCTGCTGGTGTTCCGCTATAAGACTGTGTGGCAAAGACCTCGAACGATCCTCTGTATATAGTTTGAGTTTGTTGTCCTGATTTGTTTGCAACGGCTTGATAGAACCAATTCCCTGCATCAAAGTTAGCTGTTGTAGCAGCAGCAATACTAAATTCAAAGCCATCATTATATGCAGAACTATTTACAGTTGCACCTTCTGAAGATGTGTTTGTTCTTAAATAGTAAACAACCGACCACTCTGGACTGCTGATACTGTTTCCGAAGACATCTTGACTCGCTGGTATTCTCCATTGTAGAAAATCCCCTGCTATTACTTTTTGTGGAAAGGTCACGATTAATTACCAATTAGCGACAAAATTCGACTTTTTAGCCGATTTAGTTTGATTTAAGTCTACCTTAGTCTCCTTTAGAGGCATTTTAGGATTAATTTTTCTTTCAAATTGGTCATATATAGTTCTACGATCATATTTTTGCAATAATCGTTGATATGCAGCCCACGCATAGACCATTTCATCTAATGCCTCGTTCCTAGCATTGCTTTTTTTAACCCAAACACGTTCTTGATAACCATTCTTATACTTTAATACCTGTCTTTCTGCTGTTAGCTCTTGGAAATAATCTGGTGTGATTGTTGGATAGAAATGTATATAACCTTCTCCAATATCTGCATCTTTTAACTTATTACTAAGAGTTGTTTTTATAAGATCTACACCAACAGGAAATAATTGCACTCCTTTTTTTAATGCTTTACCAGAAAAATTAATATCTACCTTTGATGGCTTACCTAATGCTGGTTTTCCTTTCTGACCCATACCTTTAATACCAATTAAACCAATATGTGATCTTTCTCTGACATACTGATATACCTCATGCGTAAAATGACCACCTGTATCAATCGCAGCACTATCTATTTTTAATTTATTACCATCCTCATTTGTAAACTCTCCTAATAAAATCTCATCTAACTGTTGCCATACATCTGCTCTTGCAGGGGAGCCATATAACACTTGTCGATCTAATAAAAACATTTCTTCATTCCTACCAAAACCAAAAACTGACAAACTTAATCTGTCATCCTGTGTATCAATACCAGCAGTTATAAATAAGACATTGTTAGGTGGTACTGCTCTTTTATATTGTTCCTCTGCTGCTCGTAACATCAAAGCATCTGCACCAACCTTCGATTGATATTCATCTTCCCAGGTCTCTCCAAGAATGGTATTTATCCAGGTCTTAAGTTGTTCTGGATCATCCTTACTTAATAAAAACTCTTCTACAAGATTAGACCAACTTGCATTAGGTGAATACGAATATGCAGCCCAGATATGAAAACCAACGTGTTTAGATTTGCCCGGTGCTGTTGCCTGCCACCGACCACGTTCTACCATCCATCTTTTTTTACTATGTGGTATTAGATGACTACAAGATTCGCATTTATATTTAACAGTATCAGGATCATTATTTTCCCACTTAAAATTAGCCCATCTTAAATACTGCATATGACCACACTCCGGGCATGGACAGTAGTAACGCTGCTGATTCGTCTGTAAAAACATCTTTTCTATACGAGAAAAATCTTTTACAGTCGGTGTAGATCCAGATACGATTTTTCGATTCCAATAATATTCTGTTCTTCTAATACCTAGCTTTATCTGATCTCCTTCAGTACCAGCCGATGCAGGGTAGCCATCTATCTCATCAAACAAAACTATTCTTCTACTAACCCTTCTAAATCCTCTAGGTGAGTTAGCACCAACTAAAGATAATGTGCCACCCGGAAACTGCTTCTGTAAAAGTGTATTTTGACCATCTTTTGCTTTTGCATCACTTACTAAACCTTGTAGACATTTTGTATCACGAAGCATAGGTGCGATCTCTTCTTTTGAATACCCAGTCGCATCTTCTATTGTTGGTTGCACAACCATTATTGGGCAACTGTCTTGATGTATATGATATGCAATCACATGATTTAAAATTTTAGAATATCCAACCCTTGCAGATTTCATTATTGTTACCTGTTCTATAT